CCAGCATCACTTCCTATATTACTAGCTTGTATTAATACTGTCATTGTTAGTTTATTATGTTATAGTTACATCTACAAAGTTCTCACCACATAGAAGGTTATTTGCACTATTTTGTAGTCTTACAATAGTAGTACCAGCTGGAGAAGCAGACGTATTAAATCCTAGTGGACTAGTTAATACAGTAATAGATATATTAGTAGCAAAGGCAGTTTGATAAAAATCTGCATTCGAATATAAATCAACAGGGCCAGCACAGGCACCTGCAGAAGTTAATTTTATGTTTATTGTTTGTGCCATATATAATTATTTTAAGCAAAGCATGTATCTACGTATGAAATTATTCCACCTGTTCCTACTCTTATAGTGTAAGTTACTTGTCCAGCAGGTTGAAGAGATGAAAAATAATGCCAGTAATTATTCAATCCGTTGAATGTTGATTGACCAGGAGTAGCAGGAGTACCAGCTAGATTATAAAGAGTGTCTCCAATTGCTGGTGTTAATCCTCCACTTTTAAAAGTAAATGTGTTTAAATTATAGTTACAAATACCAACAACAAGGTTACTACTAGATTGACTAGATCTTAATGCAGATTGTAATTGTGAACCAGAAGTAGTTGTAGTAGTTGTTGTAACAGGTACTAGTGTAGTAGTTGTTCCTGCTGTTACTACTGCAGTTGCCCCATTTAATGAACAATCACAAGTAGTGGTTGTTGTTGTTGTTGAAGAAGAGCTACTTGTTGTAGTTGTTGTTGTAGGTGCTACAGTAGTACTAGTAGTAGTAGTTGTAGCTTCTTCTTTGTAAGTATCAGCTACAAAAGAGAAATCTACATCTACTCCTGCTCCTACAAAGTTTGGAGATAGAGCAGTAGTATAATCATCAAAACAATCATTACATGTATCTTGTGCTTGATATAATATACCATCTTTTATTATTGTATGGACAAAGTTATACATACCTTCTCTTTGAGTAAAGACAGTAGCAGCTACAATATCTCCAGGTAGTATATCTACTGATCCACTTGCAGAGGATGCAGTTCCTGTAATAGCCACATTTACCACTTCAACACTATTAATAGTAATTGTTAAAATAGATTTTTGTGGGAATGCTGGTGCAGTTAATGATCCTGGTGTATTTGTTATAAGCTCCCAATTAAATTGGTTTGGTGGAACTTCTGTAGTAGTAGTTGATGTTGAGGTTGAAGTACTTGTAGTAGTTGATGTACTAGAACTAGTAGTTGTAGTTGTTGTAGGACAGTTAGTAGGAATACTTACACAATTAGTACACACTCCTGTAGAGCAAACTTTAACAGTAGAGGTTCCTGCAGGAGCTACTACTAGATATCCAGCAGTTAAACTTGCAGCAGGTACTTGTGTAGCAAAAGCTTGTACATAGTTATCTACATTTGAAAATAAATCAAATGGTCCTGCTTGTCCGTCTATTGTTAATGTTATTTCTATTAAAGCCATAATTATGGTGTTGTTGTTGTGGTAGTAGTTGTTTGCTGTAATATAATATCAAAACTATTCTCACATAATGAATCTGATGCTACTTTAATTATAGTAGTAAAATCAGTAACAGCTGATGTTGTATAACCAGCTAGTAATTGAGTTTTAGTTATTCCAGTTTCAAAAGCAGAAGTGAACCCATCTACATCTGAGAACAGATTGAAAGGTCCAGTGTTATTTCCTGCAGTAGTTAGTTTTATAAATGCTTCCATCTTATGGGCAACAAGTATTTAGTGTTTGATTTATTTGTATCACTTGTTCTTTAAGTGTAGCAATATCTGATGTGTTAGTTACTTGTTGAGTCTTCAATATACAAAGAAGTTCATCAATTTTAGACAAAGCAACGTTTAAATCGTCACAAGGTTCTACATTAGAACATGGTAATATGGGTCCATTATATGTAATAGACTTTGAATAATGCACTCCAGTCTTACATGGATCAGCAACTGTGGTGCTTGAACATCCACAAGTAGAGTTTAATGTTATATCTGTACAACAAGGATTTGTAGCTAAGTATGCCATAGTTTTAGTATTAAGGTATGTAAATTATATAATATGCTCCTATTCCTGGTTGGAAATTGTTATGACCTAAACCTCCACCAGTTGGATTAATAGTAATAGTGTGTGAATGATTCCCTTCAGCTTCTGTAAATGCTGATTCATAACTACCAACACCAGCAACACCTTGATCCATTGTTCTTCTATTTCCTTCTCCTGCTCCTCCAGGATTAGAATAGTCTTGATATACAGTAGCTCCTCCTTGTCCCATGACTCCTGGCTTAACTAGCATTTGATGTGTGTGAGTTGACGGAGTGGGTGCACTTACTGTTCCTGTGTGTATGTGTGAAGGAATTTGTGCTGTAGTTAATACGACTTGATTTGATCCTGCTAGATCACTTAAGTTATATGTAGGATTACCACCAACACTTGGGTTGACAGTACTATCCATAGAGGCTCCTGGCATATCAGTAGCTCCTACTGCAACTCTTCCTCTAAGGTCTGGTGTTCCATTATTTCCATTACATAAGAATATTCTATCCCATACACCTATACCAGCACCAGATGCATCAAATGGTGATAATGATCCAAAATAAGGCTGAGCAGAAAATGGAACCATTCTGTTACTAAACAACTGTTCTGCAGGATTAGTGTTTAAATAGTTCTCTATGTATGTATTTATGTCAACAATTTGTACATAGTTAGTAGTAACATCGGTAATAAAAGTATTCAGTGACTGCTCAACTTCACATAACTTTACTATGGTTTGTTGTAGCACATCTGATGTACTAGATGTATCTTGAACATTTTGTACACATTCTACATTATAAACTATAGAAGGATTAGCACCTTCTATATTTGATATCTGTTCATTTAAATCACAGATAGTTTTTATTATACCAGTTAGATAGTTATTTAAAGATAGAGGGCTACATTCATTTAGATTAGCATCTACTATAGGACATATATCCGATGCAGGAACTACAGGTTGTATACCTGTACCATCAAGAGTAGAACCTAAAAAGGTAATAAGAGCTTGCTCTACAAAAGATAGAGAGTCTCCAGTTTTTATTCCTAGTATAGGAACATCTACTCCTGTATATTTAACGCACTTGTCTGAAGTAATTTCAGTACAGCCGTTGTAACAATTTGAGCAATTTTGTGTTGAC